ACCTCTATCATCCGTGAAAGTTGAAATATCAATCAATGCGTCTTCTAATGAAGCCTCATTTAAGTCAGCCATAGTAGTAGCTCTGTTCGCAGCTGATCCACCACCAGATAGTGGGTGAGCAGTGTTAATAAGTGATACTCCATCGCCTCCTGTGAAGCTAGATGAGAAAGCATTATTTAAAACATCAGCGCCTTTAACTTCTTTGGTGTTAGCCATAGATTTTGCTAATGCTTTAACGTATCTTTTACCTAAAGAATCGTAAAGGTTATCTTCAACCGCTTCCTCTGTTAAAGCAAACGCTAACGCAATCGTATCATGCGTATAACGTGCACTGTAACTTTCAGATGCGTTATCAAATTGAACCCCTTGTCCTTCAGACTTAAGTGGTGCAGAACCGAAACCAGTCACTAAGACTTCTTCTTCAAATGCTCTATTTGAATCCTCAATCACGAAAATATCTTCATACTCTCTTTCATAAGAATCATAGGACATTCCAAAAAGTGCGTTTAGACCAGGCTCTAGCTCTTTCGCTAATTGTGCTCTTGAAATTGCCATTTTATTTTAGCCTCCTTATGCTAAACCAGCACCTTTTTGTCCCATTATGTGGTTTTGAATCACACAAAGAACATTGGTGTTTGATGATGCAACATCATCGTTATCGGGATCCTGGGATATATCTATACACTTGAGTGGCAATGTAGCTGTAGTAGCTCCAGTAGTCACGTCAAGTTCTAGGTTTGAAATCCCAGATGAAGTGTCGCCAACTGGTGATCCGTCAACAATGTCGAAGTTTCCGAACAAGTCGGCGACAGGAAATGTGTCGTCTGCTTGTACTTCAAATACAACATTAGGATCATCAATTACGCTTGCAATAATATCCGAAGCAGAAACACTGCCTGGATAATAATTTTTAAACACTTGCTCGCCTGTTGTTGGATCAGTGTATTGAACACCGTTAAACACACCGACAATCGGAACAGTACCAGAAGCGGCGTGTCTACCTATAACACCAGCTGTAAGCTGAGTTACCAAGTCTCCTTGGAATATAGGTGTCGTAGCGCCACTAGCAATTCTATATCTGGATTGACCTCCAGAATATGGTGCTCCGCCCATCATGCGAACAGGTTTACATCCAAATGCGCTATCTTTATTAGCCATTTTAATATTCTCCTATTATATTACTTTTTTCCAAAAGTAACGTTTGACTTCCTATCAGAATCATACTTAATGTACCTGCCATCTTTTCTGGATTCAGTAAACATATTATTGTCTAAAGCCTCTTTTTTAAGACGGGTTTGATCTTCGTAATAAGCATTACGTTCTTCTTTGGTTTCAATAGGTATTTTTGCTAATAGCAAGCCTTCACTATAAACAAGACCAGCATGTCTTCCTTCGTCTGCTGTAGGGTAAGAAAATTCACTAGGGAGATCGGTTCCTCTTACGAGTTCCCATCCTTCTCTAATTCTTCTGCTTACGTTAGCTTTGTCCTCTTGGCCAAGCATGGATTCTCTTATCCATCGATATTCGTATCCTTCTGGCGGTGGAGGAGTTTCAAGTTTTCTTACTGGTCGCCATGGTTGTCTACGAGTATTTTTAGCGTGTTGCTCGGATTCACGCGAGTTTCTGGTTTGTGTCATATCTTTTTCAGTCGTCATTTTGCCTCCCTAGATGCAATTCGTTGTTTTTCTTTAGCAACGGATTTTAGCCAGGCATCTTCAGTCATGCCATGTGGTTTTAATCCACGGAGTCGTTCAACTTCTGTTTTAGAAAATTGCACACCGTTCTTTTTGCCTTGTGTTTTTTGCCGACTTCCTACGGAAGCGGAGGCGACTCTTTGCACAGCGGGCCTGCCCTCACTTTGTCCAGCATTTCCAGATTTAAGATCTGGATAAACTTTATAAATTCTGTTATTTAACTCACTGTAATATTCTTCTGAATCTGGTTCAAAACCTTCATTAACCAAGTTTACATGAGTATATTGTGCGTATTGTGTAGCTTCTGCATCTTCACCAAACCAATTGTTTTGTGACTTCCATTGTAAAGCCTCTTGTGTAGGCTGTACTTCAACTGGCTGCTTTTGTTGAGGTTGTTGTGCCTGTTGATAGTAAGCATTTTGTTGTTGTGCATACGCATCGTTTTGTCTTTGTTTTGCAATTCTTACTTTTTCTTTTTGAATTGCAACTTCATTTTTTAAGCTATCAGCTTTAGTAATAAGATCAGCGTCACCAGAAGCATGAGCTTTTTTAAAAAGTTCATTAGCTTCACGTTCTTTAATGCTTATTGTTTCTTCTTCTTTTGCAAGTAAACTTTGGTGTGATTGCACCGCTTGATTGTAATAAGCATGTACTTCAGCCTCTCTTTGTTGCAATGCAGCTTCTAATGCAGCTGCTTTTTCTTCAGCAGCTCTGTTTCTAGCATTAAGTTTATTAATTCTTTTACTTACACTTTTTGTGTAATTTTCAAGTTCGTCGTCGCTAGAGGCACTTTGCACCTCTGACTCAGATTCAGTTACTTCTACCTCAATATCTTCAACTTCTGGTTGAATTTGATTTTGTTCGTTCTCTATCGTCATAAGCTCACTATATCATCTGGATTAAGTATGGTGGCAATCACTTCATCATCATTGATAATGCGAACCTCTGCACCGTCCTCAAGTTTAAATCTCGAACCAGAGTAGCGTCCGATTAAAACCCATTGTTTTTCTTCACACCAGGGTGAATCTCCGTATCTTGCTTTATCGTTATAGCAAAGCGGTCCTTTTTTTACCACATAAGCTACAACGGTAGACAATGCCTCACGATCAGTTGTTTGTTTTGTAAGTATAATACCGCCATCTGTTTTGCCTTTACCAGCATAAGGTAACACCAACATTCTCCATCCTGTTGGTTGCGGCATACGATCTAAAATTGATTGATCTAATTTTTCTGGATCTAAAACCACTGTTTCTGGATCAACGTAAGCCTCTGCTACCTTTTTGGCTGTACCGTTGTTTTCTTGAATACTCGTCATATATTTTTTCCCATGTCACTAAGTTCGTTTGCAATATAGTATAAAGCAGAAAGCTCTCCTTGCAAATATTTATAATGTTCTATATCTTTTAGCCCACCAGACATTAAAGTTTCTTGTATCTGTTGCTCTCTATTGCTGATAGCTTTTTTGATATTGTCTAAGACAGCGATTTCGTCCATAAATTACTTAGTTTTCTTTTTGGTTGTTTTTTTCTTTGCAGCTGGCTTCTTTGCAGCTGGCTTCTTTGCAGCTGATTTTTTCTTTACAACTTTTTTTGGTTTTTCTTCTGGAATTACCTCGCCATTAATAATAGCCATCTTTTTTGCAATTCTGGCTAAATTAGCTTGATGTTTAATTTCTTCTGCATCTGCTGCGGCTTTTGCATCAATAGCTTCTTGCTCGCGCAACTTTTTCTTTTCGGCTTTAAGTTTTTTCTGAGCCTCTAATATGTAAGATGTTGTCATAATATTCCTCGAATTTTATTTTCTAATTCAAATAACTTTAAATCAGCATTTTGTTTGAGTCTGTCTAAAGCTACACCAAGTTTATCATCTGCTATTTCTTTTTGCACATTTAACCTCTGTTGTTGCAGCTCACTTTCTATCATTTTTTCTTGTTGTCTTTGTCCTTGTTTCGCTACAAATTGTTCCGATTCCATGTTTAGTTCTTTGTCTTTTAGATCCAATTCACGTTTTCTGATATCAACCAAAGGATCTTCTCCGCTGCCCATACCTATAGATTGTAAGAACTCATTAGCAAGTTGTGCCATAATTTGTGAACTAAATTGTTCAGTAACCATCTGTATTTGCTGTTGTATTTGCTGCGCTTCTTGTGGTGATACTTGTTGCATCTGCGCCTGTATTTGTTGTATTTGCTGTTGCATTTCTGGTGGCATCTGTTCTTGCGCCATCTGCATAGCCATAAACTGTAAGTGTTGCATGCAGTGCGATATGATTAAAGCCTGTACTTGTGGACTTTCTTTGACAATGCTTGTTAAAAACAAACTTTTGTGCGTATCTAAATGCGCTTGATGATTTTGTTCAGCAAAAGCCTGGGCAGGTTGTCCCATCAATAAACCAGCGTTTTCTGAACCTGCATCTTGTGGTTTTGGCGTATTGTCTGGTGGTGGTTGTAATAAAGCATCTACATTATCTACGCCAAGAGCTGCATACATTCTTCTGTATGCCTCATAAATACCAAGCGGTCCATGAATCTCTGGATTAGATTGGACCATCTGTAAAAGCTCTTGCGCCAGGGTAACCCTTTGGCTTTGTGAAAAAATATTAGGATCTGATACAGGTATAATGTCTACTCTGTCGTCAAAATCTGTTTGTTTAACTTCTCCAGGGCCAGATCCCACTTGATAATTGTATACAGGAGGTAAAAAC